ATCTAACCACAAGTTATTAGTTTCTAACTTACCCTTAGCATTAACAGCCATATCTGTTGTAATTACTAAATTTTTATCATTAGCATACTTAACAGCAGCTAAAGAGTCTGTAGCAATATCTGGGTTCATTGCAACATCTTTAACTATTTTCTTACGTAATTCTCTAGGTATAGCTTTACTTAGCGCAGCCACTCCAGCACCTCCAGCCATTACTGTACCAGCAGTACCTAACCCTAGTGCTACTGGACTAACGTTTAAAATAATATCTGACACATCTTCTAACCCAGCAGGGTCTATTTTAACATTTTGCATAGTATAAGGATTAGTAAATGAAGCATAGCCTTGTTCATTAGCCTCATTCTGTGCTTGTGCATGTCTAGTTTGATACTCATCTTGTAAACGCTTATCTTTATCTATCTGAGTTTCATAAACAGGCTCATTATTAGTAAATTCTCCTGTCATACTAGTAGGCTCTGTCGCACGAACATCTTCATTATGCGTAAAGTTATTGCTAGTAGTATCTTGTTGTATACCTAGCTGAGTATCTAAATTAGCTTCTTTAGGAGTATTAAATAAATTCATATTGCTCTCTGGGTTACTATTAGTATTTGTTGGTGTAGTACTTATACCCAGCATACTATTTAATTGTTGTTCATCCATATCTATGCTCCTTCATTAGTATTTTGTGGTAACTTAAGCTCTTGACTTTTGGCTTGTTGTGAGCTAGGATTACTCATACCTAATTCTTCTTGTTTATGTGGTTGAGGCTGAAGCATTTGTGCTGTCTGCTCTAGGATTTGACTAATGTCAGGACTATACTTAGACTTCATACTTCGTACACTTAAGCTAGCAGCTTTCATAAATCCACCTGGATTAACAGTCATTAATGCATTACCTACATTACCTGAGAGCATAGTTTCTAGCATTAACTGATTTTTCTCGTCTTCGTCATTGTAAGCATTGGTAGTTATCTCTAAATCTACCTCAGTGAAACTAATATCTGTTCTACTATCATTTAATGGAACCATTAGTATATTGCCATTTTTATCTGTTCTAGGCTCACCTGATGCGGGGTCTATATCTTCATCAAATACCATACTCATCTGACCTGTCATAGGATTAGGTACTTGCACAGGTTTATTTAACTCTATCCATCTATCCCCAACTGTTTCATCTGCTATCCTTAATACTTGATTTGCAGTATAATATTGTTTAATGAGATTAACTATATCCCACCCTAATAGTGTATAAAACATCTCTAATTTAACTGTAATATACCTTAGTGCAACCATAGCTGCATTTTGTTGTAGCTTAACCTTTCTACCACTATCTGAGGCATATGCCATACCAAGAAAACTATCATTAATACCTAGTAATCTTTGTATTCTATCAAATGCTTTATCTAATATAATGTATTGTTGTTGTATATCACCATTAAGGTTATCTACTCTTACACCTGCTAAATTATTTACTGGTATTACTGCATTAACTCTATTAAACGTTTTAGTAAAATCTGCTAAGTCTTCAACTGCACCATCTTGCACGAATGCTTTATTACTATTAGCCATTTGTTGTATCTGAATAACTGCTTGATTAATAGCATCTTGAGTAGCCATTACATCTCTAAATATACCATAGTATTCTTGATTAGTAACATCTTGGAGTTTAACTACTCTATAAGGGAATTTAACCTTTTTATAAGTAATTTTCTTTTTATCTAATATATAATCACCAGCCCAATATACAGACCAAGTATCTCCTTTATTATCTTTCATAATAGAATGTACTATAAGAAAATTATCGTGTTGTCTATAATAACCTTGAAATCTCTCGTTATATTTAAACTCAAACTCTGCTTCATCTATGTTTAAGAAGTTAAAGTATGGGTCAAGTTTATCAGCTTTTCTTTTACCAAATAAATTAATAACTTCTTCTTTAGGTAACCACTTAAATCTATGAATATATCTAGCATCTTTATAATCTGCTCTTGTACTTAGTGGGTCTAAAACTATTTCACTAGATGGGACGTGCTCCATCGTAATCTTATATAGCTTCCTACCTACATTATCAGACTTACCAGTCTCTTCCACATTAATATAGCTACACATTAACCCACTAAGTAAACCATCTAGTTTAACTTTTTCACCTTCAGCTTTAAAACTATTATCTCTTAGTACTTGTGAGGTAACATCATTAAGAATAGATGCTGTGTCTATATCACTATATTGTACTGGATTAATTTTAGGTGTATTAATAACAGTAGAATAATATCCTATAAGTTGACGACTAAAGAGTTTGACTATATTAAATGTTTCTTTAGGTTGCCCTCGATTTTCTAAGATACTAAGTTGCTTATCAGTATATTGTCTATTATGATAATAATTAGCTACAGTATTAGCTTCTATTCTACTATCAAGGTAGGTGTCATAACCTATCTTAAATGTATCTTTTAAGTTCTCTATTGTTATTTTCATTAGTTACCCTTCTTTAAGTAATCTACCAGTTGTTGTTTCTGCTCTATACTTAAGTTAGTTATACTATCTACACCAGGAAAAAGCTTTTTAAACCCTGCTGCTACTTTATCTTGTGTAAATGTAGTAGGTTGCTGTTTAGTCACTTCTGATTTAGGAGTAACTGCATTACTAAACTGTGATTTATACTCTAAATATGTAGCAGGTAAATTATATTTCATACTATTTAATGCTGAGCTATATCCACTAGATACACCACTCTCAAAACCTTTCATAGATGCAAGAGCTGCTTCTTTAGTAGACCAGTTACCACCCTGTATAGCATTTTCATAGAAAGTTCTTTCTTCATCTGATACTGCTGCTCCAGACATTGCTTTAATATATCCAGCCATTACAGTTCTTAAGTCACTATCAAAACTAAATCGTTTAAGCATATTCGCTTTTTCTTGTGAGCTCATACTACGCCATTCAGTACCAGTAATTTTAGAGACTTGGTCCATACCTTTAGCTAAAGCATTCCAGTCAAAATCTGATTTACTTAGTTTTGTTTTAAGTCTACTAATATTAGAAATTGTAGACATCATACCATCTAAGTAATCTCTACGTGTATTACTTAACTTATTCTTACCTTGTACTTGTTTAGCAACTTGGTACATCTTAATAGGTTGACCATTAACCCGTGTAGTACTGTCTAAATCACTATTAGATAATTCTGTAAAAAATGCATTAGCATTATTCCCCACATAATTAGCAATAGCAGCTTCCCTAGTTTTACCTTGTACTTCTAATTTCTTAGACTGTATATTTAATGACTTTTGTAGTAAGTCTAATTTATCACTACCTGATACTTGACTATTCTTATAGTCTGAGTATGTTTTATCTGGATTAGCTTCAAAATAAGCTTTCATATCATCATTTTGTTTTATGAGTATATCATTTTTATTTGTTAAGGCATTTTTCTCAACTTCAGTAGTTTGTGGTAATGCTCCCTTAATAACATTATTTATTTCTGAACGACTCTGAGCATACATATCTCTCTGCTGTTTAGTATAGAACTGGTAACTATTAGTTTGATTAATAGCATGGTCAACTGGTAAAAGTCTAGTCTTGCCATCTTTTCCTTGAACTTTCATAAAACTACGAGATAATGCTTGTTGTACTTCTGGGTCTTTCATACTTTCTCTATTAACTCCCATAGTAACTAGTTTATCTACATCTTCTGGGTTATTAAAGTTAACTATATCTAAGCCATTAAAATCTAAAGATTTAGCATTCTGAAGTGCTTGCTTAAGCTCAGGAGTATGGCGTAAAGTCTTTATAGCATCTACAGCATCGCCATTTACCCAAGAACTAGTTATATCTGCTAGTGCCTTAGCATTAGTACTAGAGTTTTGAGCTTCTACAGCTTTTTGAGTAGCTGCTAGTTGCTCTTGTAGTATTTTAATTCTTTGACCTTCAGCAGTTTGCTTTTGCTGCTGTAAATCAGTAGGAGCCCAATTACCTTGCTCATCTTGAGTATAACCATTTTGTAGCGCAGTTAAACGTTGCTGTTTCTCGGCTCTACTTTCTTGCGTTACAGCAAGGTTATTATTAAACTGCTGCTGCTTGTCAGCTCTATCTGCTTCTCGTGAACTAAGTACTAAGTTAGCTCCAGCTTGTAATCCTTCTGCAAAACCCATTAGTGCCCTCCTATATATTTTAATACATTACTATAATTAACTATTAGATACCCATTATCCTGAACCATAGTACTATTAGGTATTTGTTCTTTAACTTCTTGTGCTATTACACCAAAGCTATCGCCATATAGCCCTTGTTTATTAGCAATTACATTCCATTCCCATTTATAGAAATTAATCCCTTTTATAATACCTACTAAACTAATATTGGTCTTTAGTCTTATATCACTCATCATTGCAGCAGCACCTATACCTGCACCTACCACAGAGCTAGTTCCTTCCATACTAGATTTTGATAGTGCTGTGTATGTATTAAGCGCATTATTAGACATACCAGCAGCATTACTAGCACCATTATTAGATACATTAGCATTAATACCTAACATCTGAGTACCCTGTCCTAAGCCTAAGCCTAAAAATCCCATCTTTTGCTGTGCAGCTAGTTGGTCTGAATTAGCTCTTATATTAGCCTTTTGACTAGCTGTGCTAAATTGATTTTGCATCAATGCTTGAGCTTCTAACCCACTTTGAGATAGCCCACGTTGAGCTAATGCAGCATCTACATTAGTTTGAGCTTTCTGACTTTCTAATTGTATAGCTTCAATATGTTGAGCAGCTAACTTATTACCAGTTAGGTTTTTAAAATATGTACCT